CTAGGATATTTTTTAGTTGCCCTGCTGAACTTCTCGTGATAGTTAGAATGTTTTACCTTGGCTTTGCTAGGGTTGTTCAACGCAACAGAGAGGTTTTTTGGTCTGCTGTTGGGCTCAATACGACGTCGCCCGAGTGGGAGGACGTCTTTCAAATTTTATCCAAATTTGGGTTGAACACAGCTATAGCAGGTGATCACGTGTATTACGACAAGCGTGTTAAAATGTTAGTTTTATATTACGTGATGGACGCAGTGAATAGAGTTTGTTTCGCCTCCGGCAATTTTTCAGATGAGATGAGGCTGATGATGGAGGTTTTGAAATATGAACTTATGAATCCAACCGTTGATTTCTTTGGAATGCTTATCACTCTCATAGGTGGTGAGGTTTCAGGACATCAACTTACGACAATTTTCAACATTATTATGAACATTTTTTATCTCATGTATGCCTATGCGAAGGCTGGTTATGATTTGAAAACGTTCTTCGATTTTGTCGTCGGCATTATTCTTGGCGATGACCATGTGCTGTGTGTTTCGCCTGAGAGACCAAATTATCATCATACCCAAATTCAGAGTGTTTTGGAGGGTCTGGGATTAGGTTATACTATGGCTGATAAGAGTGCTGCTTCAAAACCATACATTTCATTGTACGAAGTTTCTTTTTTAAAAAGAACTTTTACGTATGACGTTGGTCTTGGTTTACATGTCGGGAGATTGGAGTTTAACTCTATTGTGAAAATGATAACCATCCAAACGAAGTCTAAGTCTGTTATGCGTTCCACACAATTAGCTATGGCTATTTGTTCAGCGATGAGTGAGATGTTTTTCTACGGGGAGGAAGCGTTTGATGAGTTTAAGCAATTTATAGATGATTTACCTAAAAGTGAGTCTCTGCAATTGCAGATGTTAGAATACCCGTCTCTAGATTACGCCGCTTATAAACGGCGCTTCTGGAGATCGAAGATCGAGGCCTATGACACAGGTCTGCAAAGCCAAAAGAGTCTCCACTTGGATAGTTACTGCTCAACACAAAAGTCAGATCTCAATAGTTTAGAGAGAGTGGATCCTTGTGGGTATCATGCTAGGGCGTTCCCCGAAATCCGTATTTACGGAAGTATGGAGCTTGATACAAAAGAGAACTGTAAGGCTTTGAGGAATAAGGTTTCCTCATTGCACGAAAATTACCACCTTAGCAAAACAAATGAACAAATGAATGCGATACAATCTGAGCACCCTGCGACTGAGGGCTCAGAAAGCAGCACCAGTCAACAAACACAATTCGTAAATGAGACAGAGCCAGAAGTTTTGATGTTAGGCGTGAAACATGATCCGACAGCCGATAGTTTATTAACTAACGCATATTTGTCAGATTATTTATCTCGCCCAACCAAAATCAACACATTCACCTGGACTGAGAATTTAGGCGCTGGGAACATTGCCACAATACGTCCTTGGCTTCTCTATTTCAACACCCCTTCAATCAAAAACAAACTGGAAGGCTTTGGTTATATTAGGTGTAAACTACATCTTAAGTTTACCATTAATGCCAGTCAGTTTTATTATGGAAGTATAGGAGCTTTTTACACGCCCTTGTGTGATTATATCAAAGATACAACAGGGTCCACTTTGGGTTATGCCGCTGGCTTCCAGGTGTTACAATCCCAAAAACCACACGTGTGGCTTGATCCGCAAACAACATCTACAGCAGTTATGGAGTTACCTTTTTTGTTTTACAAGAATTTTATGGACACCACAACTACTTTGGATGTTGAGAAAACGGGCAAGATTGATTTCACACAATTTGCGGCATTACGATCAGCTAATGGCGTTACCACAGCA